GCTATTCCTCTGATAGAAGGGACAGGGCAACCGGAAGCCGGAGATTTTGCCCTTCGTTGGGGTAACAATGAAGATACGGACCGGCAGGGATTAATATATCTAACAACGGCCGATAGCGGTGCGCCATTTATCGATGTGTACGATGGTATTACTGATGCCAGCACCGAAGGCAAGTTGAAAGCCCGTATTGGACACCTGACAGGAATCAGGACACAGAGAGGCGATCAGTTGTCTGGTTATGGGGCTTATTTGAACGGGATATACGTTGAAAACTCGACATTCATTCTTCAAAACGGAGATACCATTGAGCAGACCTTTATTGCCATGAACGGCAAGTTTGAAAGCCTTATTGATAGCATCCGTAACGACATATCCGCAGAAGGTGGTAACATCCTTGTAAACTCTTCTTTCAGCCAGAATACAAACTATTGGACAGCTGCAAATAACGTTCACTTTATCAACGTAGGTGGAGAATATCTTTGGCTGGACGGTAGCTTCTATGTAGAAAAGGATCAAGTTGCCGATATTTATAATGACAACGGTCAAAACGTTCTGCGAATAAGGAACACGTATATCCTTCAGCAGAATGCTATAATGAATATCCCGGATCACACGGAAGAAGAGGAAAAAACGTATTCTTTCTCTTTGTTCTATAAGGTGCTCCGTCCCGGTTCTTGCGGTTTCGGTATTCCGGGAACCGAGTTGTATCACGAAGAGCAGCTATCGGAAAGCGACAGCTATCAAAAGCTGTCTAAAGTCGGGGAATGGGACGGAAAGGGTGATTTTGAACTGAGGTTTACCGGTGAGATACTCATCTATGGTGTAGGGCTGTTTTCTGATGAGATTGCGGATGCTATTGTCAAATTACAGACACAGATCGACCAGACAGACGAATACATCAAGTTGTTGGCAACCAAAGATTATGTTGATAGCGAGACTGAAGAAATCTATGTCCATTACGACAGTCAGTTGCAGATTACCGCAGAGCAGATGTCCGGTATATCTACAAAGGTGGATAATATCAACAATACGATAGAAAGTGCAGGGTGGATCACACAGGCGGATGGTGTTGCTTTGTTTGCAAAGAAGGAAATGGAAGGCGGAAAGGCTATCGTCAATGCGATCAATGTTGGGACAGATGGTATCTTGATTCAGGCAAATAGAATCGATCTGGTTGGTGCTGTAACGTTCTCAATGCTCAATTCATCATTGCAGACAACGATCAATGGTATTCAATCGGATGCAAGCTCTTCACTGTCAAAAGCGAATGAAGCTTTATCTGACGCAAGTGACGCATGGAGCAAGGCTGTGAGTGCCAGCAATACGGCAAATACAGCCTATAGTAATGCAACGAAAGCAATCAACGATGCAGCTACCGCCATCTCCGACGCAGCAAGTGCTGTATCTAAAGCCGGCAGTGTAGAAGATGCGCTTAATAGTCTTCCGGAATGGAGTAAAGAAGCGTCAATCATTGATGCGTTAACGTCTGCAACAGTAATAGTAAATGGCTACATAAAAACGTCTATGATTGATGTGAATAACTTATATGCAACAAGTCTTGCTGCTGTAAGGGGGACAATAGGAGGATTTATTATTGAAAGTAACAGACTAAGTTCAAACATGGATAATGGAGGAACATTTTCTGTAAATCCGACAGGTAATATCACTTTTGAAGAAGCATGGAATAAATATATTAAAGTCGGAACAAATGCAAAAACCTCAATGGTTGCAGGATATCCTTTTATTAATATAGCCAACAATAAAGGAGAAACTCGATTTACAGGTATTGCTATGGATTCTAATGCAGCAGTATATTCGGCACTGTATGCGGCTTTCAACTGGAGTGATTCTGTAGCAAGAAGAGAAATTGATATAGGATTTGCTCATTTTCCTGGTGATAATGATTGGTATAAGCGAGTTTCCATTCTATTTAGTAATCTACCTCGTGCCAATCAAATATCCCCAGGTGATCCCAAAACATTAAAATGGGATGCTTCTACAGGAATAGTTTATGCAGAATAACAATCAATTTAAATAATAAAATCATGAAAGTAAATTTTAACGTATCTTTTAAGAACTATCAAGGTAAAGAAGTTGAAAATCCGAAGACTGGCGAAATACAGTCTTTGAAAGACCTTATTTGTGCGCAACTTTTTTCCTCTGGTGAGAACCTTTCTGCCGATGAAAAGTATGAAGCATACAAGTTAATGGTGCGTATAAGCCCGTCAAATGAAGCAATTGAGATTGAAGACAAGGATTCGGTCTTGATAAAAAGAGTCTGCGAAAAAACTCTGACGGTTGGAGCTTATGGACAAGTTGTTGAACTTTTAAAAGGCGAATAATATGGAACTGACCAACGACACAAGAAACCGATCCGGTTATGCAGAGGTTTCAGGTGTAAAATTGAATTACACCATAGTTCAGGAAACCGGAAAACCGGCAGAGTCGGTTAGAGCCGATATCCTTAAAAATGACTTAAGGATTGGAACTGTAAAGATCGAAAAGGATGGTCGTATGTATATCTCTTTGGATAAAGCAGGTATTACCGAACCTTTGGATCAGATTGCTATCATTTCACAGGCGATAAACGATTCCGCGCAAGTATTTAACGAATCAGTAACAGAGTAGCACTTATGGCAGCAGGAGATATCATCATCCCGGATAACACGATCACACCGGAGATTAAACAGCAGATCGCGGCAGCGGTGGTGGATTTGATTGCGTCTACGGCGAAAGATCCGGGGCAGTACGAAGAGGTAAGTTCACTTACCGGTGTGTCCTCTCTTCCCGCCTTTCAGGTATTGGGTAGCACATACAAGCTTGTACGTGTTGCTCTGTCTGTTTTGAAGGGCGTAGATGGACGTGAAGTATTCTTGCAGGTAAATCAGGATAAAACCTATATCCAATGGCGTTATACGGACGGTAATTGGCAGAATCTTGTCGCTTTGTCCGATCTGAAAGGTACTGCCGGTGATACTCCTGTTTTCCGTACTGGTAGCACAGGCATTGAATGGAAGTACACCAGTGAAGAAGATACAGCTTATCGTGTACTTGTCCCTTACGATGATTTGAAGTTGAAGTTTTCCGATCTAACGCCGGAACAGAAAGACGAGTTGAAATTGCATTTTTCTGATTTGACGGAAGAAGATAAGGCAGAATTGAAGGGTGAAAAGGGTGATATTGGTCCGCAAGGTCTTAGAGGAGAACAAGGGATTCAAGGAGAAACAGGCCCACAGGGACCTATTGGCGAAACTGGTCCGCAAGGCCCTATTGGGCCTAAAGGCGAGCAGGGAGTAAAAGGCGATAAAGGAGATACGGGAAGTGGTTTTAAGGTACTTGGATATTTTAGCACGCAGGAAGAATTAGGGTCTACAATAGTTTCCCCACAAGCTGGTGATGCTTATGGAGTTGGTACAGGTGCTCCGTACGACATTTATATTTATGATGCAATCAATTCCGTGTGGAAAAACAATGGTCCGCTTCAAGGTGCTCAGGGTCCAAAAGGTGACAAAGGTGATACCGGTCCTCAAGGACCTCAAGGTGAAAGAGGTGATATAGGTCCTCAAGGTTTGCAGGGTATTCAAGGCGATCCTGGCCCTCAAGGTCCTACGGGAGAACAGGGCCCGAAAGGCGATAAAGGAGATCGAGGTCCAGAAGGTCCGCAAGGCCCAGCAGGAGAAGATGCGGCTATTACGGTAGATGCTCCAAAGGACGGAAAAACCTACGGGCGTAACAATGGGGCGTGGTCGGAGATAGTGGCGAGCAATCAGTACCTTGACTTGACAACTTTATTTCCAAATGAAAGCGGTACATTATCAGATGAAAATTATCAAAAGGTAGTTGATGCATGGGAGAACAAAGTTTCTTTAGTACAGATTTATGGTTCATATGCTCCTATGGTGATCGAAAGAAATGAAGGAGTCTATAACATAGCGGTGAGTACAACTGAGTTCGCTTCTTCTGGAATGACGGTAGGTGGAATGTCTATCACAATCAATGTAGACAAAACATACACAAAAAGTTCAAACTATTTGACTCTTAAGAATGCTGATACTGGCACAAAATACCTCTCCGACAACGGTCAATACCTCACTCCCCCCACCGCCACCCCCATCACAGCGGGGTATATGTCGGCGGAGGACAAGAAGAGGGTGGATGATGCTATTGTCCCGACGAGCATAACAAAAGTATCAAGCCTTGTAAGTTTGCCTGTAGAGAATTACAATATACTTGCTACTATGTCTTCGGCGACGGCTATATCCTTTGCTTCCACACCAAAAGAAGGTGCTGAATTTATGATCAACGTGTACAATTCCGGCGGTTCGGATTTTACAGTCAATTTTCCAAGCACTTCAACCTGGAAAAGTAATGAAGCATCCGTGACATGCAAGGCTGGCAATTTCACTCCTATATCTGTACAGTACTTAAATGGCTATTATGTTGTAGTTGTTAATTGATAGAAGGTGGGTTATGAAGAAAAGAGTGATGATAGGAGGTACATTAGTGGATTGGAATTCGTCTAAAATATACGATATTGTATATTTTGACGGTAAAATTTTAAATTACACGTCAAGCTATACAAGTAATCTTGGTGCAGCTGTAGGTATTATTTTCAGAAAAACATCTGATCGTGTATATATAGTTTCGGGAAAACGATTTTCAGGGGTGTGGGGCGGCAATGGGTATACGGGAGGGGAAATAACTACTACTCATTCTGTTGCGAAGGCGGATCTTAAAGGTTTATATAATACCAATATGATCATGGAGAATCTTGGTTCTACAGCATCAGCCGCTTATAAATGCAGAACGCATACGACTGATGGAACAAAAGTAGGAGATTGGTATATGCCGGCAGAGGGAGAAAATTATCTGATGTATCAAGGGAAATCTACCATAAACTCTAAGATATTAAGTATAGGTGGGACACAATTCGGGTCAGAGGACTATTGGTCATCAACAGTTGTAGATAATTCGAACGCCTGGCATGTCAGGATGAGTGCAGGAAATATCTATTATGATATAAGAAGTTGGACACGTTATTATCGTCCATGTTTGTGTTTAGATTTAAATGGAAATATAATTAGAGAATGATATACATACACAAAGAACAAGGTTTTTGGGATGTAAGTGAAGTTCTCCCAAATAACTATTTGACAGGATCAACGCTCGAAGAGTATAACAAAGGCTCATATCTCCTTTTGAGTGATGAACAGGTGGCTTTTCACGAAGCACACCCGAATGCCGGACCAGTCGAATGTTGGAATATGCAATTTGATCAAGAAAGGTTGCTTCAGACCGCAAAAGACCTGAAGCGCCAAGAAGTCTACAACACCGACTACCGGCACTACTACATTGACGACAACGATGCCTATACTTATGACCGTCTGTCGCTGAAGGACCAGTGCACCCGAAAAGATACGGTTGAAGTAAACGGGAAATTGTATAAATCCGCCCTGTTATTGGAAGCTCTTAATGAGATGGCAGATTACAATGATATCTGTATAGGTCTATCAGAAAAGTTGCTCTCCGATATTGAAGCAGCCGAGACAGTGGAAGATGTAGAAGCAATTGAGGTGACGGGCTATCCCGATGTAATCCATAGGACGACAGACGAATTACAGGAAGCCGTAAAATACACGGAGTCGCACGATTCCGAGAAGCAGCTATCCCGTATCACCCGTAAATCCGTGTCTGCAATGTCGCTGACGGATGATGAAGCGATTAGTGCCAAATATGCGCATGCGGAATGGAAAGAATTTATTAACGGGAAGTTGGAAACCGGCAACCGGGTA